ATCATACCTCGTAATCCAAAAGATGTAGCATCTGCAGGATTTAAGACAGACAAGGTAACATTAGAAGAAAGATCACTTGAACTAAGTGGTGAAGCACGTGAGTTCTGTGTAGCTTACTCAAGATACAATGCTATTCGTACCTACCTATCTACCTTTGTCGAGGGTATGAAGAACAATGTAGATGATGATAACTTTATTCATCCTGAGTTTATGCAATGTGTCACAGCTACTGGTAGACTATCTAGTCGTAATCCTAACTTCCAAAACATGCCACGTGGTTCTACCTTTGCCATACGTAAGATAGTTGAGAGCCGATTCGATGGTGGCTACATACTTGAGGGTGACTACTCACAGTTAGAGTTCAGAGTAGCAGGATTTCTTGCAAGAGATCCCCAAGCTTATGAGGATGTTATCAAGGGTACAGATGTTCATAGCTACACTGCATCGATAATAGGGTGTTCTAGGCAGGATGCAAAGGCACACACGTTCAAACCTCTCTATGGTGGGGTCAGTGGTACTCCTGCACAACAAGCCTACTACACGGCGTTTAAAGAGAAGTATGAGAAGGTTGCCGAGTGGCACAAAGAACTTGAAAAGGAAGCAGTGAAGACTAAAGAGATAAAGCTACCATCAGGTCGTACCTATTCTTTCCCTGATGCTAGGTGGACTGAGTGGGGATCAGCCACAAATAGAACGGCTATCTGTAACTACCCAGTACAAGGATTTGCAACTGCTGATTTGCTACCCATTGCCTTAGTTAAGCTAGATAAGGTGATGAGAGAATTAAAAATGCAATCAGTCATATGCAACACAGTACATGATTCAATAGTACTTGACGTACATCCTGATGAAAAAGATCAGTGTATCAAGGTATTATCTGAAGCCATGTTGTCTATTTCTGACGGCTCGAAAGCTAGGTATGGCTTAGAGTACGACATGCCAATAGGAATAGAATTAAAAATAGGTAATAATTGGCTTGACCTTACTGAAATAAAATAGTAAGCTCAAATTACGTTTTAAATTTAACTATAAGGAAAAATGAAATGGAAACAAACGAACTAGTAATCGGAAATGAAATGGATCAATTAGTATCAGCATTTAGTGATGATGATACCTCGACATTTATGGAACTTACAGGACAGGCGAAAGCTACAAACAATGTAGGACTACCTAGATTAAACATAAACTACGACACAGAGACAGATGATGGTGTAACACTTGCACGTGGCTCATGGAAGATGTTTGTAGATGGTGAGTTTATCTACGCTACTGAAGTTTTTGTAAGACCTATCTTACGCACATTTGAATGGAGCGTGTATGACATGGAGCAACAAGCATTTGTTTGTAAGTCCGTTCAGAAACCGACACTAGCAGGAGAATTCCCTGATACCCTAGCAGGGAATAAATGTGGTAGATTATCAGCTAAAGAAGAAGAACTCCTTAAAGATGATGACCCACTAAAAGTAAAGTCACGGTCTGCAGTTTGTAACCAAGTTATCTATGGTCAAATAACTGGTGACTTTCGCAAAGCTGATGGTACTAAGGTCGATGTAAAAGATAAACCTTTCGTATCTTATTTCAAACGATCAGGGTTCAAACCTATCAGCAATTTTATAGAGAGCTTAACTAGACAGAAGAAGATTATGCAAAAGGTTGTTATCAAGTTGACAACTAGCAAAGTCAAGTCAGGTTCAGTTATCTACTATGTACCAGTTCCGACTCTCCATTCGGAAGTACAAGTCTCGGACGCAGACAAAGCATTGATGAAAGATTTCTCAGAGACTGTAAAGGCTCACAATGAGAATGTTTTAAATCAGTTCAGAGAAGCTCAAAAACTCATCTCTCCTAGTGAGGAACAAGACTTGTCGGCTGATTTTGATGTTAAATCTGCTTAAAATCCAAGACTACATGCAAAAAGCAACTAGGGGGGAAGTCACGATCTCCCCTAGTGCTATTGAAGATTTCGCACAAGAATGTAAAGACTCTGTAGAAACTCAGCTAAATAAGAAGCGTGAGTTCAGAATACGTATGTCAGGCTTGGGCAGACCTCTATGCCAACAATTGCTAGATAGGCAAGGCATCTTAGAGGAGATGGACTACAACGCTCTGTTTCGTTTTATGTTTGGTGACCTCGTTGAATCAGTGGTCGTACTTATAATGGAACAAGCTGACGTAGAAATAATAGAGAAACAAAAAGCAGTCGAGCTAGAGATAGCAGGACAAAAGATTACAGGTACACTCGATCTTATTGTAAGAGATGAGACAGGCACAGATAAAGTGTGGGATGTTAAGTCAGCTAGCGAGTGGGCATATAAGTTTAAGTACACTGGGTACGGGGGATACGACAAGATAAAAGAAGATGATCCTTTTGGTTACGTTATGCAAGGTCATCTGTACGGTGAAGCCACTGGTCTACCTTTTGGTGGGTGGATTGTTGTGAATAAATCTAGCGGTGAGATAGCTATGGTTGAAGCACCTGAGTGGCAAGAAGAAGACAGAAAAGAATATATGAAAGATGCAGAGAGGAGAGTAAAAAGATTACTCGATCCTGATCCTACTTTCGTAAAGCCTTACAAGTCTGAGTTTGAGACTTACAAAGTTAAAGGTGAGGATGTACGAACAGGTAACAAGACACTGCACAAGATATGTAGCATGTGTGGATACAGATCACACTGTTGGTCAAATGCAAAGCTACATCCTAAAGTAACATCAAAAGCTAAGACTGCACCTAAGATATGGTACGACGTCTTGAAGAAGAAAGAACTATAGTGCCTGCACTTTACGTACATAACTATGAAGTTAAGCTACTTGAGTTGAATGAGAACTTGTATCACATTTACATCGAGTCTCATAAAGGCATAGGTGGTGGTAGAGATATAACATTTCTTAGGCAACATGACAGAGGTATACCCTTAACCCTAAGAGATAACTTTTCTGAACAAGGTGGGTTAAAGCCTGACACAGAAGCTAGGGATATTACAAAAGTGGAGAATGAATTTCAAACAATCAACTACAGTTTAAACTACGGAAAGATTTTATGTGTGCCGATATATCCCCTGCTAGAAGAACTCACTACACTAGAAAAACAATCCCCGAAGATGGCAGGGTATGTAAACAAACGCCTAGAGTCATTGAGTTGGAAAATCCGAACGGGGACAATATAGTGGCAAAAAGAAATGCAGGATACAGATCTAAGTTTGAATTGTTCTTAGCTAGAAAGCTGATACAGAACAAAGTAAAGTTTGAGTACGAGAAGAAGAAGATAATGTACATACCTAAAGTACGTACCTACACTCCTGACTTCTACATCCCCGCTACAGATATATACATCGAAGCTAAAGGTGAGTTTGATAAAGCAGACAGAGTTAAGATGGCTCTTATAAAAGAGCAACATAAAGACTTAGACATACGTATGGTGTTTATGAATGCAAGAAACAAGATCTACAAGGGAAGTAAGACCACCTATGCTGATTGGTGTCTCAAGCACAATTATAGGTGGGCAGAGAAAGTAATACCTATGGAGTGGCTACGAAATGAAAAAAGATGACATGAACACACTTATGTCTTTGGAAAAAGATAAGTACTACATAATTTTATCTGAATTACCTGAAGATCGTTTTCACATGGTAGCCTACGACACAACAGGTAAAAAGTACGAAACATTTGAAGATCATTCTGTTGCATCTATTATGCACGAGGGCGTACTGGCTTTGCTACGTAGGCGAGGTGATGAAGTGTTTCGTTGTGGGGAAGCTGAGATAGAGTTTGGCTTTGCGGCCAAAGAACTTAAAGTCCAATATCAACAAGATACGGGAGAAATACTTGACATTCCTGAGAATGTAATTAAAGTGGATTTTGGTAAGGATCAATAATGAGGTATTACGAGTACATGTTAAAAAGATTAGAAGAAGAAAAACAAAAAGAAAAAGAAAATCCTAAAATAGTGGATATGGTAAACAGTCCTGAACACTACAACAAAGCAGGCATAGAGACTATAGATATAATCCAATCTGTCACTGGAGATGGATTTGAAGCATATCTTCAAGGCAATATATTAAAGTACATGTGTAGATATAAGTACAAGAATGGTCTTGAGGATTTGGAGAAAGCACAGTGGTACTTGAACCGTTTAATTGAAACAAAAATAGGAGATGAATACGATGGCGTCTAACATGTTACCAACCTCATACCAAGAGTTTATACACAAATCTAGATACGCTAGATGGATGGAAGAAGAGGGTAGAAGAGAAAACTGGGGAGAGACAGTAAGCAGATACATAAACTTTATGTCTGATACTTTGTTAGAGAAACACAACTATAAGATAAGTAAAGTTGATAGAGAGATAATAGAAGAATACATAACTGGCTTGAAAGTCATGCCTTCCATGAGAGCTATGATGACTGCAGGTGATGCACTCAAAAGAGACAACACATGTGGGTACAATTGTAGCTACCTACCAGTAGATAGTCCACGCTCATTTGATGAAGCTATGTACATTCTTATGTGTGGTACAGGTGTAGGATTCTCTGTCGAAAGAGAGAATGTAGATAAGCTACCTGTAATCAGTGAGAATATGCAAGAGTCTGATGTTGTTATTGTTGTGGAAGATAGTAAAGCAGGGTGGGCAAAATCATATCGTGAGCTTGTGGCTTTACTTTATTCAGGAATGATACCTAAGTGGGATGTATCAAAGGTACGACCTGCAGGTGCAAGATTGAAAGTTATGGGCGGTAGGGCGTCAGGTCCTGATCCCCTTGTTAACTTATTTAAGTTCACCATTGACAAATTTAAAGGGGCAAAGGGTAGAAAACTTTATCCTATCGAATGCCACGATATTATGTGCAAGGTAGGTGAGGTTGTTGTTGTAGGTGGTGTTAGACGATCTGCACTGATCAGCCTATCTAATCTGAACGATGATCAAATGGCTCACGCTAAATCAGGTGAGTGGTGGAACAATCATGGTCAAAGAGCGTTGGCAAATAACTCTGTAGCTTACAAAGAAAAGCCTGCTATGGAAACCTACATGAGAGAATGGTTAGCTCTGTACGAGTCTAAATCAGGCGAGCGTGGCATGTTTAATCGTAAGGCCGCAGACAACCAAGTATCTAAAAGTGGTAGAAGACAGACAGGTTACATGTGGGGTACAAACCCATGTAGTGAGATCATACTTCGACCTTATCAGTTCTGTAACTTATCTGAAGTAGTCGTACGAGAAAACGACGATTTGATATCACTCAGATCAAAGGTACGTGTTGCTACAATACTGGGTACATTTCAATCTACTCTTACAGATCTGAAGTACCTACGTAAGATATGGAAAACAAATACTGAAGAAGAACGCTTGCTTGGTGTGTCATTAACTGGTATCATGGATCATTATGTGTTGTCCAAGACAACTGATTCAAAGGTTTGGTTACAAGATATGAAAGAAGTGGCAATAAAGACAAACAGAGAATATGCAGATGCTATAGGTATACCTAGAAGCACGTCTATTACTTGTGTCAAGCCAAGTGGCACTGTGTCTCAATTGACTGACTCTGCTTCAGGTATTCATGCTAGACACAATCCATACTACATTAGAACAGTACGTGGGGATAACAAAGATCCCCTAACACAATTTATGAAAGAAGAGGGTATCCCTGCAGAGCCTGATGTTATGAAGCCTGACAGTGTTACTGTGTTTTCTTTTCCTATGAAATCTCCTAGTGGTGCTATCACTAGAACAGAGATGAGTGCAATAGAACAACTAGAATTATGGAAAGTCTATGCACTTAATTGGTGCGAACACAAACCATCTGTGACTATTTCTGTAAAGGAAGAGGAGTGGATGGAAGTTGGTGCGTGGTTGTACGATAACTTTGATATAGCGTCAGGTGTATCGTTCTTACCATTTGCCGATCATACGTACCAACAAGCTCCTTATCAGGACATAGATGCGGATGAATATCTCGAATGGAATGGGCGTGTGCCTAAGTCACTCGACTGGACTAAGTTCTCTATGTATGAAAAGGAAGACAATACGAGCGGTACTCGTGAATTGGCTTGCACTGCAGATGCCTGCGAAATCGTAGATTTAGGTGCAAACTAATGATCGAAGTATCAATCAGCGAAGATTACATGCGTCATGCGAGGGAAAAAGCTTCTACTGTAGGCATTTTGCAGGGAAGTATTACAGGTGGCACTAGTAACGTTGTAGGTGCGATAGGCGAGGTAATCGTAGCTGATATCATTGGGGCAACTGAAGCAAATACATATAACTATGATTTAGTGAAAGATGGGAATCGTATCGACGTTAAGACTAAACGTTGTAACACTAAGCCACAGTCAAATTATGATTGCTCGGTTGCATCTCATGGTACGAAACAAGACTGTGATAGCTATGTATTCGTAAGGATACTGACTGATCTCAGTAAGGCTTGGATACTAGGTAGCATCAGTAAACAAGAATACTATGCTAAAGCTACTCGATATAAGAAAGGTCAAGTAGATCCGAGCAACGGCTTTACGTTTAAAGCTGATTGTTATAACCTACCTATAAGTGAATTAGAGCCGATCGATGAAATCAAAGGTAAAAGCGAAACTATTCTCACTAGAAGCGTTTCTTAATAAGGACGGAAATGTTGAGATATTCTACGATGCAGTAGATCCAAATGAATTTGAGAAGACCATGAATTTAGGTCTTCCCATGTACGAGGGTACAACTAAGGTAACTCAATTAATAAAGTACATGAAGTCTATGGCACAAGAGGTCATGGACAAATCAGGTAGGTATGTTTGATGCAGTGGTGGGAAGCTTGGCTCGTTGTTGCCATAACTATCAACACCACTATCAATACAATTGTTTTCTTCAGAGGTCGTAAGATACTTAGGAAGAGAGATAAACCTACTTCTTCTTCCTCATCATCTTGAAGTCTTCTTTATCTATCTTGTTGTTCTTATTCATGTCTAGCTTGGCTTGACCACCATACATCATGCCCATATTTGAACTCATCATCATGTTTGATGGGTTAGCATTAGGCTTTATTTTCTTCTCATCCATCATGCCACCCATTTGCATGTTTTTGCCTTTCTTAGCCATGCCACCGTACATCATAGGCTTTCTCATGGTAGTACCACCACCGTACATCATGCCCTTACGTGGTCCGTTGTAGTAAGTCTTCATTAGTCTCTCTCCTTA